AAACCAGCAATATCAATCATCGCTTGTTCTAATGAGACATCAGTAAGGTCAGCGTCAGTAGCACTTCTGTTTGAGAAGTTACCACCAAGTGCTGTTGGGTGAGCAGTGTTAGCTAAAGTAACTCCGTCTCCACCAGTGACTGCAAACGCATTATTTAATACGTTAGCGCCTCTTACTTGTTTCGTGTAAGCCATAGATCTTGCTAGGGCTTTTGTGTAACGAGCTGAAAGACTGTCATACAAGTTGTCTTCGACTGCTTCCTCAGTTAACGCAAATGCTAGTGCAATTGTGTCATGAGTGTATCTAGCAGTGAAAGATTCAGAAGCGGTATCAAAACCAACTGCTGCTCCCTCTGCTTTTACATTTGCTTGTCCGAATCCAACTAACATAACTTCTTCTTCAAAAGCTCTGTCACTTGATTCTTGCTCAAAAATTTGAGCTGCTTCGTTTTCGTAGCGTGCGTACTCCAAACCGAACAGGGCGTTCAAACCAGGTTCTAGTTCTTTGGCAAGCTGTGCTCTATTAATAGCCATATCCTATCTCCTATATTCCTGATGTTGAGTCCATATAATGAACGTTAAGTTTTACGATCGCTAATCGACCTGCTGCAGTTTTATCAACTGAGCCTTCTGATACTGAAGCTTCGTCATCAAATCCTACAATTTTAAGATTTAATGATGCTGTAGTATTTCTTGTTGAGGGATCTAACTCCGCAAGTGAATAACCAGTAGTGTCTGTACCTGTAGTCGCAGTTGCAAAGTTACAGTTAATGAATAAATCATTATCAGGTAAAGCTGCATTTGCGTTTATTACAAATAAGGCATCAGGATTATCCGCTACAAAAGCCGTAGCTTCTGTCGAAGGTTTGATCGCCGCATAACCAGGCCAGTAGGGTGCCCATGTTGGAGTTCCATCAGTTGCAATGTATTTGCAACCCATGAATACACCTAACAAAGGTACAGTACCTCCAGCGACGGCACCTACAATATCAATTAACCCGGTATCTAGAGGTATAACTGGTGTACCAGTCCAAATTTTACTGGTAGTACCTGTAGTTAAGCCGTCGAAGTTAAGAGGATACGCATTAATGCCTTGGTTATTATAGTTTGATCCGAGTCTTTCGTAAGGACGAAGACCGAATGCTGCATCTATATTAGCCATAATTTGTCTCCTTTAGACAATATAGTGGAACATAGATCTTACTCATTAAGATTTTTTGTTGCCACCAAATTCTACCCGAGACTGCCTTTCTTGAGAAATTGGCATGGAGGGGTGCTCTTCCCTCATAAGATCGTTGTCAACTGATTTTTGCTGGTCATTAGTCATCTTAGCGAAATATTCATCTCTTGATTCTTTAACTTCCAACGGACATCTCATTAACATTAATCCACCTACTGCAATGACACCTTTAAATTTTCCCTCAGTTAAATGAGGTAAATCTATTCTGTCTGGATATTCATCTGCTCTCACAGGTTCATATCCCGATCTGATTCTAGCAACTACGTTTTTATCATCTTGCGTACCTCTATACTCAAATCTTACCCACCTATGGTGAAAACCTTCTGGTGGTTCAGGTGCATCTAAATTAGATGGTGGAGTCCAACCTTTTTTACGAGTTTGTTGTTCACGGGTCTCTAATTTGCGTGAGGTTTTTTGTTTACTATCTGTAGTCATATTACGCCTCCTTCACGTGTTTTGCGTACTCTTCGAGCGGCACACCAAGTTTTTTTGCGATAGCTACCTGTGAAGGTGTGAGTCTCACAGTGCGGCGGCCAGAAGCCGTTTTTCGTGCAACCGAAGCAACTTTTTGCTTTGGCTTGTTCACATCCCCTCCGTCAGAGAACTTATGGGGAAACTCTTTTCTTATACGTTTATCTACTTCAGTATAATACTCATCGGACCTTGGGTCAAACCCTTCTTCCATTAAGTTATTATGTATATCATAAGCTGTATAAGTCATAGCATTATCGTTACCAAACCACTCGTTTTTTGATGCCCAAGCGTTTGCTTTAGGGTCAGAAGGGGCTTGTTCAACCGCAGGTTGATTATTTACTACTGTTTCAATATCTTCCTTTGGTGCTTTTTCTATTTCAGCTTTTCTTTGTAAAGCTTTAGCTTTTGATACTTTTAGTCTTTCATCTTCAATAGTTAAACGAGCTATTTCTTGTTGAGCAGCTACTTGTTTTTCTACATCCTGTGCATTAACAGCAGCTTCCATTGCTCTTTTAGCAAATTCTTTTTGATTGGCTAAAGCTTTTTCTCGTTCAACAAGCATAGAATCATTCTGAACTATATTAGAAGATTTAAGTTTATCTGATTCTTCTTTTACTTTTTTAGCGTAATCAATTGCTGCTTGTTCACGTCTTTCAGCTTCACGCATTTTCTTTGTAAGCTTATCAATACGTTTTTTTACACCAACACTATATTCTTCTAGCTCTTCTTCTTTATTTTCTACAACAGGTGTGTCTGTTGAAGTTTCTTCTTGAACCTCTACAACAGGTGTGTCTGTTGAAGTTTCTTTAACAGAATCAACTTTATCCTCTTTAACTTCTATATCTACAGATTCTCCAGATGTGTCTATTGGAACCATCTTTTCTGCTTTATTAGTCTGTACTTCTTGCATAGAATTCTCCATGTTACATTAAATTAGCTGGCAATATATCTCTTGGATCTTCGACAACTGCCAGTACTTCATCGTCGTTGATTATGCGAAGTTCACCACCATCAATGCTAAGTCTAGCTCCAGCATATTTTGTAATGATAATCCAATCGTCTTTTTTACACCAAGCACCATTAGGAAATTTATCCTTGTCTTGATAAGCATCAGGACCTACGGCAATAACCTTACAAATATTTGTAGCAATTGAAGCTTGTTCAATAGCAGTATCTGTAAGAAGAACGCCTCCTGCTGTTTTACCTTCAAGTTTTAAAGGAAATAAAACAAGACGGTATCCTGTTGGCTTAGGTACTTTTTCTATATCTTTCTTTTGTTTCTCTTTCTTCTTACCATCCCAAATATGTTTTGGCATGATTAATTTACTTGCTGTTTTATTCATCATCTAGCTCCGTTTTTCTTAGCAGGTCCGTGAGTTCCTGTTCTTCTTGTTTAAGTGCTGCAAGTTTACCTGAAAGATACTTATAATCTTCCCAACTTTTGCACAAGCCACCTAATATAGCTTCTTCTACTTGCTTTTGTCTAGCAATTAATTGTTTTTTATAATAAGTAAAAAAATTTTCTAAGCGCATGCTTTCATTTGTTCAGCCATCTCTTTGGCTCTGTTAGGTGTTTGTTTTGCCCAACGTGAGTCTAGCATCTCAATTTTTGCAACGTCATATTGAGGTGGATCTTGTTGAAGAGCCTTCCACATATTGCGAAACTTTGATACGCCTGACTTTCCAAGCTGAAATACCATTTCTATAATTATTATTTTTGCATCATCACTGATGTTTGCTTTACCGCCAGAAGGACAGTTATTTATTAAATCGTCTGCCCCCTTAATAGCATTTTGTAAATCACGAACTAATATTCCTTCTAAATACTTTTCATCATATTCTTTGTCATCTTCCCAGTGATCTTCTACACACAGGTGGCCATAGCCCACTGTTCTTTTATTTAGGGTGTCCAAATATACCTTATTTCGAAAACCCTCATGCTTCTTCACAGAAGCTAATAGTTTATCCATGTTCATGTAAATATCTTTGTTGTAGGTCTTTTATTTTTTAACATTCTTCCAAAACCTCTTGGTTTGACCTCTATATAACCTCCAACGTTCTTTTTTACAATCTTATTCCCATGTTTTTTAGCAAATTTTTTTGCTACTTCTGGTTCGTTTGCATATAAGTATGCTCTTTGTTTTTTAGAACGAAACGGCATTAATGCATCGCTGCTCCGTAACCTCTGACCGCTAAACCACCTGATCTTGCTTTAAATGTTTTGACATTAGTTGGTTTACCACCAGGATTACCTGCTGCTCTTTTTCTTTTTACTGCACTTGTTTTTTGAGATTTACTCATTCTCGCTGCTTTTGCAGCGGGGACACATTTAGGATAACCTTTTCTTTTTTCGCCTTTACTTCTTCCACATGGTTTGTATCCGCCTCCTTTTTTAGGAGCACCTATGTCAACCCATTTTTCTTTTACCCATTCTCGTAAAGACATTATGACCTTTTAGTAACTTTACGTTTTTTCTCCATTACAGCACCACATCCTTTAGCTATACCACCTTGATTATAACTGATACTTTTTTTCTTTGTTGTGACAACTTGTTAGAAGAAATCATACCTCCTGAAGCTTTTTTATTTTTTTTACCACCTGGTGTTACTTTTCCTGAACAAACAGCACTTGCATACATATTTGCATAAGCACTTGGATATACTTTAAATTTACTTTTAGCAGCAGCTTTACCTCTTGGACAAAGTTTACCCATTATTTCGCTATTCCCATTCCTCTTTTAGCTATTCCGCCGCCTCTACGTTTTACGGGTCCACCTTTTTTTCTTTTAATTACACCACGTCCAATTAAGACATCTTTTTTAGTAACTTTTCCATCACCACTCATATCAGGAAATTTTTTCTTCATTTTGTCAATCCTTTCGCCTTCTCGAAACTTCTCATTCCCGCAACTCCGAGCATTGAAGTGACAATTGCTAGAAGAGGCCCAGTCTGAATTTCAGGAGCTGTTAAATTTAACCCTGCAAATTTGCTATACCACTCTATGCAGGGAGATAGAATGAATTCAAACGCTAACGCAAGGCCTCCAATCCATCCTATAAATGGTCGCCAGCCAGCAACAAATATGCTGCGATGGCTGGCTTCCTTTGCATTAACATCTAATTGTTTTTCTGCAAGCTTTTGTTGAATGCGTTGCATTAAAATCTTTTTATCTAATTTCTCTTCTTCTGATGTATGAATCTCGTCGACAACTTTAGCAATGGTTTTTAAGGCTCCGCCCTTACCACCTAATAGTCCACCGAGAACCTGAAACATTATGCTGCTCCGCCTGTCATCCAGCTAATTATCCAGATAACTATAATAGCTACGATAGCCGCCTTGATCCAGTCCTTCATTTTCCACTCTGACCACTCTTTAACGTGTGACCATAGATCTTTTAATAGGTTCATATAACCTCCTTTATTAAAGAAAAGAATTTATCTTATTTTTTGACTAAAATAAACCTTTGAATGGTACTTTTTTGATCTGTACTTTACTTCTTTGTCCTTTTGGCCCAGCACCTAAGTTTTGAGTGACCTTCGGTCCTTCCATAGTAGCTGAGTAAACGTCTGCAATTGATGTTTTATTTACATGAGGACCTGCATAAGGATTCATGTCTTTTGAAACAGTCATTTTTGCATTCGGATATAGTGAACCATTTATAAATTTTGGTTTTGGATTGTTTAATGCCATGTTATCTCCTAATGTATAGTAGGTTTTATCACTTTAATAAAATCTACAGCGTTATTGTCAAATAAAGTATTGCCTTCTACTTTACCAAGCTCATCATGGTAAATAAGAGTAGCTATACTCATCATTGCTCCCCCTATTAGTAACCTATCTTCAGAGGATTGTGAAGATTTTTCCACAATATTCATAAGCATGTCAAAAAAACCAGTCAATTTATCCTCTGCAGTTTGATTTTTAATTATCAAAACGTATATTCCTTTGTTCATCAATTTTTTTAGGGTCTTTTGCTTTTTTCAAATTAACATTAGCACGTAATTGTGCAATATCTTCTTGAGAATCTATCTTTTCACGTGTTAATTTTGCATTTTGTTGAATTCTTTGTTGATCTATACCTAATCGACCAGCATCCATAGCTGCTTTTCGCTCTAAATCTTCTGCTTTTATGTTAATTTCTTGTTGTTTAAGTGCAACCAACGGATCTTGACCTTCTGCTGCTAATATTTCCTGCTCTTCTGCTACCATTTCTTCAGTCATCAGTGCAATTTTTTCTGCAACTTGTTGTTCAATCTCTTCTTGCAATCTCGCTTGGAGTTCAGGAGGTAGTTGACCACCAAATTGAGCAGCTTGTTGCTCTATTGCTGGACCCATTTCCTCTTCAACTTCTTCTCTAGCCTGTAATCCTATGTGTTCGACAATATGACCTTGTAAAATTGCCATCGTAGGTGGGTTATTTTTTACTAAATACGAAGACATAAATGCTCTGTGTGCATCTATGTGAGCTAATTGATTTTGATTTCTAAATGCTACCAAAGGTGCGTTACGTAACGCATTTGCATTTTCTACTGAAGGATCAAGTGGCTGTGGTTCAGCAGGTGCTGGTAAGATAACATCAATATCTTTCACACCTAATGCTTGATACATTCTTCTGTATGCTTCATACATATTATGTGAAGCAGGATCTGCTTGTGCTAGTTGTAATTGTGTTTGTGCCAACGTAACACGTTGAGACATAGAAAAAATGTTTGGATCAGAGACAGGAACAATATCAATCTCTGGGCTAAAGTCTTCTGCTTTTAAACTTGGTGTTGCATTTGTTCCCACTTCATATGGATAGAAAGGTGGTAACGACTCAGCAAATATTTTTGCTAATAACTTAAATTCTATTTTTTGTGCGTAGTGTAGTCTTTTGTGAATAGCACTCATGACTCGCGCACCACGTTCCATCAACGCCATGGTTGTTCCAACAGGTGCGTTTGCTGCTACGCTGTCACCAATCTTTTGATCGGCAATGGCTGCAAATCTAGTTCCTGCTTCTACACAAAAACCTAGTAATTGAAATAAGGTACCGCTTGGTTCTTTGTAAGGTAAAGGTAATAATCCTTCACGCAAACTTCCACCTGGTGCATCTACATCCCTGAACTCTCCTGGTTGGAGGGGAGTATCGTCGTCTTTAACTCGCAATCCGCGAGCCTTGAAACCCGCAGGGAGATTGGACAGTGTACCTGCATCAAGAAGTTGTCTAAGTGCTGCCGTGGCAGTTCTGGAGAGACCCCCGAGCATGTGGATAAGACCAAAGCCATAAAAGCTAAACCCAGGTAAGAACTTATAGTGTACAAAATACCTAATCTTGTTTTTATTTGGATCGCCCTCTTGGTAGTTTCTGTAAATAGATAATACCTGACCTGAGCCTTCATCAATTGTAACAATGTAAGGAACTTTGATTCCATCTTCGCTGTCTACACCTTCTATGTTTAAGTCAACATGCATCTCTAATAACTGATACAAGTTTTCTTGATAAGATTTCTTTACACCTGATATACGATCTTCTTTTTCTTGTAACCCTGTTTCTGTTGTTGATACCTGTAAATCTACATCTCTGTATAAACCAGATACCTGTAATTTTCTTATTTCATTTTCAGATCTTCTAATAACGTGTGTAACTCTTTCACATGATGGAAAGTCTGTTGTTTGATAAGGAACATACAAATCATCACTAGGAACAAATTTAGACACAGGTCTTTGTAAACCTTCATCGTAGTAAACTTTTTTAAATGCTGAACCAGACAACGGTAAGTAAAATAATAGTGAATCTAAATCAGGATCATACTCTTCCATCTCGTAAGTAATCTGATAGTTCATAAAATCTTTTACACGTTGTGCTTGTTCTTCTTTTTGTGTCGTTACTTGACCAAGGATCTGTGTATTAACAGGACCGCCTGGTGGTAATAATTCTTTATAGGCTTGCGCTTGAAATTGTGTGATAGCCTCGGATAACATTGGATGGGTCACGGAACTCGCACCTGTAAAAGGTTGTGTTCTTTCTTGATATTTAAATCCAAGAAGATCTAAACCTTTTTTGTATGTTTCTTCCCACTCTTGTCTTGATGATTTATCTTCTTCAAAAGACTCACGTAAATCATTAGCAATAACACCAAGTTGATTGTCATCTAATACTTCTGCTAAGTTCATGTCAAAAGTATTAGCTAGCATATCTGGCTGATCACCAATTAATGCTGAACCATCATCCATCATTTCTACATTAGGGTTAGCTTCTGCTACTTGTATGTCTACAACGTTTTGTGCCATTTGTTCTGTTTCTTCCGCAAATGGTGGCGGGTTAGGAGTAAATCCGATAGGTCTGTCAATTGCCATTATGCTGCCTCAAATATATCAATTAATTCTGGAGTATACACAAGTCCTCCTTTTTTTCTATGTGTTTTATGTGGTAATAACATTTCTGGTGTAATCTTTACAGCAAAAACCTCTCCCACACCATCTACTTTAATAATCTTAAACTCAGAGTTATTTTCTTTTGCAGCACGTTTTAGTGCTTTTTCTAATACAGATGTGTAGTGTTTTCCTTTTGAATCAACACTGTCTGGTCCACCATAAAATTCTTCTGTGCCAATTCCTTTCATATCCTTAGTTCTTTGGTCAATAGGAGTAGATGTACCACCTGATTGTCCATATCTATTTTTTACAAATTTAGCTGGAGATACAGCGTACCATTCTGCTGCATCAGGAATCTTTTGTTGATATAAAAGATTTGCCGCTTTTGCTAAATCTCTTTTTACTAATGCTTCGCCCCACTCTGATCTATTTTTAAATGGCACGTTTGGATACAATTGTTTCATTGCATTTTCACTGATGGCTGTCTGTAATTCTTCTAGCATTTTCTTTTCTTTTGCCATAGCTTCGTTAGCTTTTGTTACTAGCTCTTTATCTGGTCTAGTTCCTGCTGATGCTAGGTCTTCAAATACTTTTTTGTTTTCTTGAAACTCTTTAACAAACTGTTGCATCTCAACCTCAGATTTAAACAACGGTCTAAAGACTGTTTTGTTTTGCACATAAAATTCTGCTACTTCAGGATTGACATCACGCAACTCATCTTGATAACTAGCACGACTAATTCCTGATCGTCTCTCCGCAGGTGTTCCGTCTAATAAATCACCAAGAGCTTTTCTTAATTTTTCTTCAAACCGTTTTGCATTTTGCAATACATCTGATTGTATTTCATCCGCAAATGTAACAATAACTTCTTGACCTTTAGTTGTTGCTTCCATGCCTTTTAGTTTTACGGAATCATCTTGTATCTTACTTCTGAACTGACGTATTTGATTAGCAAGTGGTGTATCAATTTCTTCTAAAAATGCCATTCTTGAATCAATGGTTTCTGTAATCATTCTTGCATTCATTTCATCAGTTGGTGTTAAATCCTCATCTAATGCTCTTCGTATTTTTTCATATGCGGATGCTTCTAAACCTTTTAATTGATTTTTTAATTTTGTTTGATTACGCTTGAGTGTTCTAATCATGGCAGGGTCTACTGCTTCTTCAATCCCTTGTGCTGTTTTCTCTACAGGTAATGTTGCTTTACGGTCCGTGAGCCGCGACCACCCGATCACGTACTTCTCACCAAAGTCATGAGCTGCGCCGCCAGGGGGCAACGAATCAGGATCTAGTGGTATATCTTTTGCTGGCAGATACATAACATCTTCTCTGTATGTACCAGGCAATGCTCCTCGCTCTTGATAGCCATCATACTTTGCTCTGTTCGTTCCACCATATCTCGCATCGCCGTACGTAACGTTATCTATTTTACGGAGTGGTGCATCACGAATAATTTTTAGAACGTCCGCTTTGTTTATGTTTAAATTATTTTTTTCTGCTACTCGAATATAATCAAGTAACGCATTGTCTTCTATCTCTGCCTTACCAACACCTTTTTTATTAATGAAGTCATAAAACTTTTGTACCGTGTCAAAACTCTCTGGCGTATTAGGGTCCATGAGCCGTGCTTCGAGGCCCGAGTAAAACACAGACTCAGCCGTCTCTGGCGAATCAATAATTGTTTTCTTGGATTTCGGAACACCGACCGCTGTTCCTTCGGCTGTAATATCAACATCCACAATATCATCAATAGTTGCATTAACATCTGCTTCCGTACCAAGTTTACTGGTAACATTATCCATGTTCTTTTTTTCGTTTTTGGTAAACTGCTGTAAAAGCATCTTTGCTTTATCAACCGCAGCTACACCCCAAATAGGAACCTTACCAAATAGTCCTGCCATTTCTACTTCTGGCATTTGTTCGCCTTGCGTTGGTTTTAGATCTGCGTCCGCAAACATAGATTCTAGTTTCTCTTCGCTTATGTAGCCAGGTTGTTCCGTTGTAATATCTGACAGTTCAACGTCTCCACCAATAGCTCTGTTAAGAACAGGTTCATTTGTAGAAAGAACTTCATCAACATCTAATTTTTCTCTTTCAAATTGTTCTGGATTATTTAATACTTTGTCCATTAAATTACTTAAAGTTGGTAGTATTTTAGGACCTACTTTTTCACTTATTTTTTGTATTGTTTTTTTAAAAGGTACATCAAAAGGTGCGTATACCTCTAAAGGACCTACTACAGCATATATCGTATCTTCTAAACTTTCTTCAGCAAGAATATCTTTCATATCCATTCCAGCATCTAATTTGTCTTGTCTTTTTCTATAAGTGTTAGCTGCTCCTCCTGCTAAAAAATCTGTAATGTTTAAACCAAGCCTTGCCATTGCTTGCGCTTGTTCAACTAATTTTTCTTTTACAGTTTCTTCTTGACTTTCATCCATTTCTGCAAAAGTTGGAACTTTATCTTGTAATGATTTTAAAGATAAAATTTCAAAAGTGTTTGCTAAAGCAGGATTCATAGCACCTACTATTTTATCAGCAGTAGAGCCAATAGTTGAATCAGAGTCAAGATAAGGAACCATTTTTTCCTTATACACATCTTGTAGATCTTCTAGTTCTACACCAAATATATCCATAGGTCCTGCCATATTAGTATTCTAACACTTCTTCGAGAGAAGCGAAACCCCCATCTTCATATCCAACAGGAAGAAAAAATCTATCTTCAACCATTCCTGCTGCTCCAGATACTGTATCTTTAGAAACACTTCTGGACATTTTAGAGTTTAAAAACTTTAAATTTTGCTCTTCATTAATAGATTTAATTAATTGTTCTGGATCTTTAAACCCTTTACCATATTTAACAAACCCTTTACCATTATCTCTAATCACTTGCGTTTCAACGCCTAATTCTTTCATATCATGACTTATATCTTTTAAGGTTGCTAATATTTGTTTTTGCTCGTCTCTCATGGCTTGTTTTGCTGAATCAGGAAGATAAGGCATTTTTTCAATATCACTTTTTAATTCTCTAAATTTATTCCTATTAGCAAATAAATGTTTTTCTAATATTTTATGAACACCGTTTCTTTGTATGTTTGTAAAAAAACGAGGATATTTTACATGATTTAAAACTCTGTTGTCTTTTCCAAATTGATTAAATATCTCTAACCGTCTTGCTGTCATTAACTCATGACCTCTTTGTAATCCTTTTATTAGAGTTTTGTATTTTTCAAAAGCTGCTTCTTCTTGTTTAGTATACATAAAAGGTTCATAGTATTCGTTTCTAACTTTTGATTCTTTTATAAATTTATTTGGATCAACAGGAGCTTCTATAATTGTAAAGTTAGGAGTCACTGGTCCAGGTTCTTGTATTAACTCATCTAGGTAAGGATATTTATTCAAAGAAGAACCAATATTCTCGGGATCAAATTCAGGATCCATTGTTCCTCCCTGTAATTCTTTTCTATATTTATTTTTTAATTTTACATATTCATCAAAAGTATTAGTATCAACCAATCCTTGATCGTTATATATTGTGGAAGAGAAATCAAATTCAGGATTTACTTCTTTAGTAAGGGATGTTTGTTTTCTTATTTTAAAATTTGTATACGCATCTAAAATTGTTTTTTGATCCATCATATCTTCATTAAAAAATTTATTTTTTTTAGACGCTCCTGATATACCCATTGATTGTCTAGATAAATCATCTAATAGTAATCTAATAGTGTAAGCGGGTCCATCTTCTGTTTCTGCTATTCTGTAAATAACTTGTTGTAAATATGGTAGGTTATAACGATCAGAATCATATCGTTCAGGTAAAGGCATTCTCCCTTCATCAATTGCTTTTAACATTGACTCTGGTATTTCATACGACAAAGGATAAAGATGTTTTTCATTTCGAGGATCAAAAGAATAATACATTCCCTCACTTCTGTTTAATCGTGAGTTAGATTCTATTGGCATGTTTACTAAATCCTCTAATACCTCGTCAGGAAAAGTATCTAATCTTTTTTGATAAAATTTGTCCGCTTCTATTCTATTCTCTTCAGCTAATTTTTTAAATTCAGCATCCTTATCAAAACTAATAACTTTCTTTTCTGGTTGAGAGGTAACAGTTTCGTCAGTTAAATTAAAAGTAGGTTCAGGTGTATCTTGAACAATATCATCAAAAATATCTACTTCTTCTACCTCTGGTTCTTTTTTAGTTAATTGTATGTTTAATGGTTTGTTTGTTTCTGCTTCTAACAGCATCCTTTCTCGTTGAGCTTTAGCCGCCATTAAATCTTCTGGCGACATTTTTTCTAAGTCACTACCTTTAAAAATAATACCTTTGGATATTAAATCTTCTACGTAATCTTTTACATCACCAAGAGTTTCTACCCCTTCATCAAAATAATCTTTAATTATTTTTCCTGTTTTAACTGCTCCTGTAACTATACCCATTAGTAATATTCCCTTGGTTCAATGTATCTAGGCTCGTCCTGATAGTCTGAGTCTAGTTGTATGAAGTTTCCTTGCCTGAAACGCAACAATGCTTGTGTTGTTGAATCGACTAAATCGTCATGATCACCATAAGGGAAAGCCGCACATTCTTCAATAACTTCTTCTGCCCAGCGATCATCGGTACACCATACCTGCCCTGATTCAAATAAAGGAGCCACGGAGTTGACACGTACGTGCTTATCATTGCCCTTACTAGGCGTATAAGTAACTACAGGAATTCCTAGCTGTCGTAGCTCCTGTGTTAAGGGCATACCAGATGCTTTCGCTTCAATCAAGATTGTTTCGGGTTCCCAGTACTTATATTCGTCTAACGCAATCTCTTTTAACTCAGGAAAATCCCATCTACCTTTGCGCATCGCAAGAAGAATGATGTGAAATGGTCCGTGTTCCACGGGTTTAAATACGCCCCACGTTGTTATCGCACTAAAGTCTGCTGTCTCTTTTTTACTAAATGCGGTGTCATAACTCTGTATAACGTGCATTAAATCAGGAATATCTTCTCTCGGCCACACTTTCCACCAATCTCTTTTGATAATACTACCTTCTTCTGAGGTTGGTGCTTGTTGCCATTGTGCTTGCCACTTTTGTTCTGACAAAGATGCTTTAACCCCTTCTAGTTCTGATAACTTCCAAAACTCAGGCCACATTGGTTTGTCATTCAAGATAGCAGGAAACTCAACCACGTCCCACTGATCGGCATTTGCATTAGTTTGTGCAGCAATTAATTTTCCCGTAAGATCCTTTGTGGACCATCTTGTCATAACCACGACTATCGAACCGCCAGGTTGCAAACGTTGTCTAGGTCCTGACGTGTACCATTCGTATGCATTGTCCATGGCTGTTTGACTGAGTGCATCTTGCTCGGAATGAGGATCATCAATGATTAACAAATCAGCACCACGCCCTGTTATCGCACCACCGACCCCTGCTGCAAAGTATTCACCACCTTTGTTTGTAGTAAATCTACCTGCTGCCTTGGAATCTTGTGACAAACTTACATCAGGAAATACATCTTTAAATTCTTGCTGGTCAAACAGGTTACGAACCTTTCTACCAAAGTTATAAGATAGTTCTGCTGTGTGTGTAGTTTGTATAATTTTTAGCTTAGGATTCCTGCCCATCATCCACGCAGGAAATAGATTAGATGCAAATTCTGACTTTGTATGTCTTGGTGGCATATTTACAATTAATCTTTTTATCTTTCCACGTGAAACGTCTTCTAATTTTTGTGCAAATATTTTGTGATGTTTTCCTGCAATAAAGTCAGGCCAAACTTTTTTTACAAAAGTTAAATAGGAGGAACGGGACTCCTGAGCGACTTTGATTTGTAAATTTCTTAATTCGTACTTTAACAAATCCGTTGGGATTTTAGACTGATTCATAAAAAAGTTATATCATAGTCTCTGTTTGTGTAAAACTCAAGACTTTAGACCGACGACGAGGCGACGGGGCAAATTGGGTGTGTGGGGGTGTGCGAACACAAGATATGGTGTTTGAGGTCGGTTGTAAGTACCTAATGTTGTTTGGTGATGACAAAACCTGACTGGCTGCCTGGCTGCTTCGCAGCCCTGCTGCACCAGGAGTTCCTGGCTGCTGGTGATAAGACGTAAAAAAAGGGGCGAATGATCGCCCCTTCTACCAGCCCTCGAGGGTAACTGTTATGTTATGTGTTGTGCCAATCGTTGCATGATACGAGTTCCCCAATCTTTAACGTATTGAGGACAGTTAGGATCAAGAACAATTGTTTCGACTTCACTTTCTAAAACTTTGTACAAAGCTTTCCAATTGATGTTATCAGTATGAGTTGCTCTAACATCATTAGGGTTAGGA